AAGACTCGCGGTATGCGTATTACAGCAGACGATACGCCGATCATGCCGGGAGAGTTTAGGGATGTTGATGTTCCCGGCGGCACGATTAAAGAGAACATTTCGTTTTTGCCGTACAAAGAACCCAGCGGTACCTTGTATCAGTTACTACAGAATATCGTCGAGGAGTCACGCCGCTTTGCATCAATGGCTGATGTCAAGGCTGCTGACATGAATAGCCAAGCGCCAGTAGGCACAACGCTTGCGCTTATTGAAAGAAACATGAAAGTCATGTCTGCAATTCAGGCAAGACTTTATGCGGCAATGAAGAGCGAGCTTAAACTGTTGGTGCGTATCGTGAAGGACTTTGGGCCATCAGAATATCCATACCAGCCATATGGTGAGCCATCAGATATTGTTGCCGACTTTGATGATCAAATAGATGTAATACCTGTTGCTAATCCAAATGCGGCAACTATGTCTCAGCGTATTATGCAGTATCAATCTGCGCTGCAACTTGCTTCACAAGCGCCACAGCTTTATGACTTGCCAGCACTGCATAGACAAATGCTTGAGGCGTTAGGTATTAGAGATCCAGAAAATCTAGTGCCTGAACAAAACGACCTTACTCCTAAAGATCCTGTTACAGAGAACATGGACTTTATTAATGGTGAGCCAGCTAAGGCGTTCCAGTATCAAGATCATGAAGCGCATATTCGAGTGCATATGGCTGCTATGCAAGATCCAAAGATTATGGAGCTTATGGCGCAAGCACCAAATCAACAGGCAATACAAGCCTCAGTTACCGCGCACATACAAGAGCACTTGGCATTTAAGTATCGAGAAGAAATACAAAGAGAGCTTGGTGTAGAGCTTCCAGCGATAGACACAGAACTACCGCCAGAAATCGAAGCCAAACTATCGTCTTTGGTTGCTCAAGCAGCAGAGCAGTTGTTGCAAAAAGACCAGCAAGAAGCTCAGCAGCAAGAGCAAGCGGCACAAGCAGAAGATCCTATACTTCAGCTAAAGCAGCGTGAGCTTGAAATTGAAGAGCAGGCAGCAATGGCGAAGGCTCAAACAGATCAGCAACGGGTGCAAACACAGCAACAGAAACTGGCGCTTGATGCAGAAAAAGCGCAAATGCGAGATGATCTTGAGCGATTGAAGATTCAGAAAGATTTGTCTATAGCGCAAGATCGAATAGAAAGCGCAGAGAAATTAGCTGCTGCTGAACTAACTAAAGATGCACTGACATCTGGGTTTGATCGGGATGAGCGATTACAAAAACAAAGACAGAATGATGCGGTTAAAGGCGCAGATATTGGAAGAAAGATAGCTGAACAAATAACTAAGAACGTTTGATGTCAGGTTTTGTTGATCCAAGATTTGTTGACTTATTGTTATCGCGTTTAAACGAGCTAGAAAGTCATCATAAAGAAAAGCTGATTGCAGGGTCAGTTGAAAAGATAGAAGAGTATAAGCTCTATCGAGGACAGCTCGAAGGTATACAAACAGCAATACGCGAAATACGAGAGGTAGCAGAGCGCGTTTTTGTTGATGAGAATTAGCATCATCAGGATGCAATGGGTTCTACACTTCCCAATAAGTGTTGCAGTGAGAAAAAAATGGCAGAAGTAGACTTAAAGGCCATTGGTACGAAAGAAGAGACTGCTGATAAAGCTAGTCAACTCCCAGTGCCAACGGGCTATCATATACTGATCGGTTTACCGGAAATCGACGAAAAGACAGAAGGCGGGATCATAAAGGCGCAGGCAACAATATCTATTGAGGAAACCGCCTCGGTAGTTGGGTTTGTTCTTGCGATGGGGCCAGACTGTTATCAAGACAAAAAACGATTCCCTAATGGGCCTTGGTGTGGTGAAGGCGACTTCATAATAATGCGAGCCTATAGCGGTACGCGCATTAGCATTCATGGCAAAGAGTTCCGTATTATTAATGACGATACGGTCGAAGCTGTAGTTGATGATCCAAGGGGGATAAGTCGTGTCTGAGGTAAACTTTCCAGAGCCAAATGAAAATATTGAAAGTGGTTTTGATTCTGATGAAATAGAAGTTGTTGAGGTAGATGATACTCCTGAAGTAGATCGTCGGCCTGTACGCAATGATGTTGAACCATTTAATATCGACGAAGAGATTGACATTGCAGATGATCGTGTTAAAAAGCGTTTAAACAGACTCAAATACGAGTATCATCAGCAGCGTAGAGAGAAAGAAGCTGCACAAAGATTACGCGATGAGGCTGTTCAGTTTGCACAAAATACCCAAGGAGAAGTTCAAAGACTTCAAGGGTTGGTAGGTCAAAGTGAACAAGCGTTATTGCAAAGTGTACAGACACGCACCGAAGCAGAGTTGGCTTCGTTAAGGCAGGAGTACACAAAAGCCCACGAAGAGGGCGATACGCAGAAAATGGTAGAGGCGCAAGAACAGCTTGCGCGGATACAGGCAGACAGGGCTTATATAGATAATTATAAGTCTCAAATGCAAACGAATCAGTCAGAGCAACAGGCTCAGACAAATGTGCAGGTGGAACAGCCACCGCAACAAGAGCAGCTAGATCCGCAATTGCAGAACTGGTTGTCTCGTAATAGTTGGTTTGGAGCGCCCGGAAACGAAGCTCTAACTGGCTTTACTTATGGGCTTGATGAAATGTTGATTAAACGAGGGGTGCAAAGAAACACACCTGAGTATTTTTCAGCAGTAGATCAAGCACTTAGGGAGTCATTTCCCAGAGCGTTTGGTATTGAGCCGCAGCAGGCGGAACGAACACAAACAAAAAGCTCAACGGTAGTTGCGCCAGCGCAGCGTGGGAATGCCGGAAAGCGTCAGGTGAAATTGAGTAGCAGCGAGATTCAATTGAGTAAAAGACTAGGTCTTACACCTGAACAGTACGCATTATCAAAAAGAAGGATGGGACAATGACAGATAGCCGAGAACCAAGGGAACTTGAAACAAGAAGTGAAACGTCAAGAGAAACAGCGTGGCAACCGCCTACACTTCTACCAGATCCAATTCCACAGCCCGGATGGGCTTTTCGTTGGGTGAGGACATCTATGGTAGGTCAAACGGATGCAACCAATGTTTCAATGCGCTTTAGGGAAGGATGGGAGCCAGTAAAACTGGAAGACCATCCAGAGTTAGAGGTGATGCCAGATCACAATAGCCAATTCCCCGGATGTGTAGAAATTGGCGGTCAGCTTTTGTGTAAAGCTCCACAAGAAGTTGCGGATGCTCGCCAGCGTCATTACGAAGGAATTGCAGCGCAACAAATGGAAAGTGTCGATCATTCATATATGCGTGAGAACGATCCTCGAATGCCTATGCTTCGACCAGATCGAACAACTCGCGTAAGTAAGAGTGGATGGTAAAATTCTTTTGATTTGTTAAGGAAACTATTATGGCTACTACAGCCGCTCCATTTGGAGCAAGACCCGTAAGCACGACAAGTGCTAGTGGTTCTTTCAATGGTAAAGTCCAGCATCTTAAAATTGCCAGCGGTTATGCTACTGCGATATTCAACGGTGATTTTGTTAAGATGGTTGCGGCTGGTGTCATTGAAAAGGACGCAGGAACTGCAACGCTAACCACCATTGGTATTTTCATGGGTGTTAAATACACCGATCCTACCACTGGTCAGTTAACGTTTAATCAATACTATCCAGCATCTACGGCTGCTGATGATATTGAGGCTTATGTATTGACTGACCCAGATGTGGTCTTTTTGATGCAAGCTGATGGTGCTATTGCACAAACAGCACTCGGATCAAACTTCGATGTGATCCAAACTGCTGGAACCACAAGCATCGGTAACAGCAAAAATGCTGTTGATGCTGACTCAACTGCGACGACCAATACGTTGCCACTAAGAATCTATGATTTTTATGATGGCCCAAGCAGTACCATTGGTGATGCATTCACCGATGCACTGTTTAAGTTTAACGTTGGTCATGCGTACCGAAACACAACCGGCGTATAGGAGTAACTAGGCAATGGCAATTTCAAGAGCGCAAATGCTTAAAGAACTCCTGCCGGGGCTTAACGCCTTGTTTGGTTTGGAGTATGCAAAGTACGAAGATGAACACACTCAAATCTATGAAACAGAAGCGAGTGACCGTTCTTTTGAAGAAGAAGTAAAACTCAGTGGTTTTGCTGCCGCACCTACTAAGGGTGAAGGCGAAGCAATTACTTATGATTCTGCACAAGAGTCATTTACTGCTCGTTTCAATCACGAAACAGTGGCTATGGGTTTTGCTATCACCGAGGAAGCGATGGAAGATAATCTTTATGATTCTCTTTCTGCGCGATACACCAAGGCACTTGCTCGCGCTATGGCGTACACAAAGCAAGTAAAATCTGCTTCACCTTTGAACAATGGTTTCACCAACGCCTTCCAAGGCGGTGATGGTGTTAACTTGTTCACGGCGTCTGGCGATGGTGTTACTGGCGGTGATGGACACCCAACTGTTGGTGGCGGTAAAAACGGCAACCGACCAGTTACTGGTGCAGACTTGAATGAAACCTCACTTGAAGCAGCGATTATTCAAATCGCAGGCTGGACAGATGAGCGTGGACTTTTGATTGCTGCTCGTCCTCGTAAGCTGATTGTTCCCCCCGCCCTAATGTTTGTTGCAACACGAGTGCTGCAAACAGAAGGTCGAGTTGGCACGGCTGACAATGATCTCAATGCTATCTACACGAATGGCAGCATTCCTGAAGGTTATTCAGTTAATCACTATCTCACGGATACAAATGCGTGGTTCTTGATTACTGATGTACCTAATGGCATGAAGCACTTTGAACGTGCTGCATTAGAGAACTCTATGGACGGTGACTTCGATACGGGTAACGTGCGCTATAAAGCGCGTGAGCGATACTCATTTGGCGTATCCGACCCATTGGGAATCTTCGGATCTCCCGGCTCTAGCTAGAGCTTTTAAGGACTACTCAGGTTATACTTGGGTAGTCCTTTTTTTTATCCCTGACAGAATGTTCCACGTGGAACACTCTGACATTAGCCACGACAGGAGATACTCATGGCGAATACGACTTTTAACGGCCCCGTCCGATCAGAGAATGGCTTTACTGTTGTTTCTAAAAACAGCAGCACAGGCGCATTTACAACCTCATTTACGCTCGATGGATCAGGAATGCAGATTGCTCCTGTTTCGTTGGCAGACGCTGCCTCTACTACCCTTACTGCTGCCACCAATGCAGGCCGTATTAATCTGGTAGGTGATAACACCCAAGACAGCACTTATGTTTTACCAGCACCTACTGCCGGCGTTTTTTATAGATTTGTTTACGCTGGTGGCGCGGCAGACGCAACTGATGCTCTTATCATTACTCCCGGCAACAGTAACTTTTACGTTGGCGGTGTAACGTTTTTAGATACAGATGGTAATGAAGTAAGTAGCGTGTTTTCTGATGGTAATTCAAATAGCAGCATTCAGCTTAATGTACCTGCTGGTTTTGATATAACTGTCCTTGGGCTTGATACAACTAACTACCAGATCTTTGGAAATGTTACGAGCACCACTGCGCCTGCATTTGCTGACCAATAATAGGAGGCAATTATGGCTGATGCTGTAGCTACACAAACAATACAAGATGGCGCTAGGAAGGCGATATTTCGCTTTACTAATGTAAGTGATGGCTCTGGAGAGGCGGCGGTCAAAAAGATAGATGTCTCGGCTCTCACAAAAGATCCTGTGTCCGGCGCTACCTGTACTAAGGTGTCGATTGAAAAGATCTGGTACACCACTGTTGGTATGGGCGTAAAGATCTTTTTTGATGCAAGCACTGATTTATTAGCTTGGCAATTAAATGCTGACTATGCAGATGAGCTAGACTTTAGTGAGTTCAACGGCATACCTAATAATGCAGGAAGCGGTGTAACTGGTGACATTATGTTTACCACGGTAGCCCATTCAGATGGCGACGTTTACAGCGTATGCATGAGTGTGATTAAGCATTATGGATAGCGCTACTAGAAAGCAATTTGATAGCAAGATTATTGATTGTTTCCACAGCTTTTCGGATCCGCTTGATCGCGTCAGAGTTACCACGACGCTCAATAAGGCTGAGGACGCGGTGGTGTTTGAGACCCTGTCAAGGATACCGCTTGCCCATGAAATGTCCGTAGAGAGGTTTTTGAACACTCCTACGGAGGCATTGAAGGCGATTGCCAAAGGTCTATATAGAGAAATGAGGGTTGTAGGATGACAGACAAGTTAAAGATGGTAGAAAAGGACGGAAAGGAAGTGCCGTTTTTTGCTGCTGATGGTGTAGGCAAGATGAAAGTTGGGGGTATGGTTGAAAAAACTATAACGCCCCGAACCGCTCAATTTAAAGAGATGGAGCGCCGTGGATATGGCGCAGCTAGACAGCCTAAGTAAATTTGACGTTGAAGAGTCCATTCGTCAGGAAGTAAGAGAATGGTCTCGCCAAACGTTGGAGTCGCCAAGTAAAGAATTAGGCGGCATGTCTGCATGCCCATACGCCAAAAAGACTTGGGATGCTCATCAAGTTCTTATGACGTTTAAACGCACTAAGTCATTTATAGATGTGTTTGAGTCACTTGAAAGTTACGATGATAAGTATCGCATACACATCATAGTTGACTTGGAGTATGAGGAAAGTGCGGAAGAGTTCCATGATCGCGTAGAGGCTTTAAACTATGCGATTAGTAACGGAGTTTTTGGGGATCGGGATCTTTGGATTATGGGATCACACCCTGATGATGAGGCAAATGAAGCCATTGAGTCGGATGATTTTGAAGAGTTCAATGAGATTTCGTATGCAATGTTATACATACAGCGACTTGAAGATTTACAAAACGCAGTACATAAACTAAAAAATACAGATTATTACTCGTTTGTTTTTGGGGATGATGAGCCGCCGCATGTGTTTCAACTAAGAGAGTCATTCTATAACGAACTAATAGAGAGATAACATGCGTAAAAAGACAATGAAGAAAGCGGGTGTAAAGAAAAAGTCACCTACAAAAGCAATGGGCGGAACTATGAAAAAGGCTGGCGTGATGAAGAAGCGTCCAACCGGAATGAAAGGTGGCACCGCTAAGAAGGCTGGTGTGATGAAAAAACGCCCAACAGCGATGAAAGGCGGAACCATGAAAAAAGCTGGTGTGATGAAAAAGCGCCCAGTGGGAATGCGTGGCGGAAGTCAAAAGAAGCCAAAGAACGGTTAGATGTCTACTTACACATTTGATCTTGATTTAGGTGATGCGGTAGAAGAGGCGTTTGAGCGAGCAGGCTCTGAGCTAAAAACCGGATATGATTACCGAACTGCTCGTAGAAGCATGAATCTTATGTTTCTGGAGTGGCAGAATCGTGGGTTGAATTTGTGGACAATTAAGAGTGGGTCTCAGTCATTAACGGCTGGGACATCCCGTTATTCATTAGATGGCAAGATACTTGATATTGTTGAGGCGTTTATACGCACTAACAGTGGCAATACATCTCGTCAGGTAGACCAGAACCTTACTCGCATATCTGTAAAGCAGTATTCGCATCTTACTAATAAGCTAACTCAGTCTAAGCCGTTACAGTTTTGGCTTGAGAAGTCAGATACTGTTTCATCGGTAAATCTTTGGCCTGTGCCAGACTCAACAGAACCTTATCTGTTGGAGTTTTATTATATAGAGCGCATAGCAGATGCAGGTTCTTCTGGATCAGACAATCCAGAAGTACCATCGAGATTTTTGCCATGTCTTGTTTCTGGCCTTGCATATCATATTGCATTGAAAAAACCTGAGCTACAGGATCGTATTGGGCTGCTTAAACAGCTTTATGATGAGCAATGGCAGCAAGCTGTAGATGCGGATCGAGGCAAAGAGTCTTTATTCTTTGTGCCCGGAGGATATAGATATTGAGTGTTTACGCTAGAGGCAAACATGCTTTCGGGTTTTGTGATGTAACAGGGTTTCGATATGCTCTGAGAGATCTTGTCCCTCTCATTAGAGATGGAAGAGATACAGGCTTTCGTGTTGGTTTTGATGTCTTGGATAAAGACAATCCGCAATATGAGCTAGGCCGCATGAAGATGTCTGATCCGCAGGCATTAAGAAATCCTAGACCAGATACTGCATTAGAAGAAAGCAGGATTCTTGGTGCGTTTGATCCGGTAGGTGGCGGGATAACCGAGCTTGGATCAAGAACCGTCGGCTTAGACATTACTGGTGAAATAGGCCGAGTAACAGTGGTGACAAGCTAATGGCGTGGACATATACGACACTTACTCAAGCAATCAAAGATTACACAGAAAATGACGAAACAACATTTTCTAATAATATTGCTGTATTTATAACAACTACCGAGCAGTTAATACTTAGAACGATTCAGTTACCAGATTTCAGAAAGAATGTTACTGGAACGCTGACATCAGGTAATCAATACCTTTCTGTCCCGTCAGACTTTTTATATCCATACTCACTGGCGTATGACAATTCTGGATATAACTTTTTGATTTTTAAAGACGTTAATTTTATCCGAGAGCTTTATCCTGTTGCATCAACTACTGCTGCACCAAAGTATTATGCTCAGTTTGATGAGTCATCATTTATTGTTGGCCCGACTCCTAACTCTAGTTACACCGTAGAGCTTCATTACTTTTATGAGCCAGAGTCAATTACTGTTTCATCAGATGGTACGAGTTGGCTGGGCACAAATGCAGATAATGCGTTGTTATATGGCGCTTTGATGCAAGCATACATATTTATGAAGGGTGAGCCAGATTTGATTCAATTGTATCAGCAACAGTTTGAAACCGCGCTAGGACAACTGAAGATGGAAGGTGATGGGTATAATCGCACTGATGCGTATCGCACAGGCCAAAAGGCTCTTAAAACAACGTAATGGATAACGCAGTACAAATACAGTTAGGCGCTTTTGAGGTAGCCACTACCCAGAATAAAGGCCATGACATCGAGTTCTGGGCAAAGACAGCGACAGATAGGATTGTAAACATTGGCGGCAATGCTCATCCGGTTATTGCTCAACAAGCAGAAGCGTTTAAACAGTCTGTTTTTCAAACAATAGTGTATTATATGCAGCAGTCTGCATTAAGCGAAAAAGCAACACTTGCTGGAGAAATGGAAAAACAAGGCCATAGTGATATGGCTAAAATTATTAGGAGTCTGTAATGGCAATATCAACGGCAATGTGTACATCGTTTAAGCAAGAGTTATTGGTTGGCACCCATAACTTTACAGCTACTAGCGGAAATTCATTTAAGTTAGCGTTATACACATCAAGCGCATCATTAGGTGCAAGCACTACCGCTTACACAACAAGCAATGAGGTTTCTGGGACAGGGTATACGGCAGCAGGCTCTGCTCTTACCAATGTTACACCAACAACGTCAGGCACAACCGCATTTGCAGACTTTGCCGACTTGACCTTTAGTTCTAGCACTATTACAGCAAATGGCGCATTAATTTATAACGATACTAATTCGGATAAAGCAGTATGTGCGTTAGCGTTTGGGGGAGACAAAACGTCTACTGCTGGAGACTTTACAATTCAGTTTCCAACAGCAGATGCCTCTAATGCAATCATTCGCATTGCGTAGCGAGTAATATGTGGCAGATCTTAATGGGTGGGGCAGAGGCACTTGGGGCGAAGGCCCGTGGGGTCAAGCAGATCCTGTTGAGGTTACGGGTGTTTCAGGCACTGGTGCAGTCACTACAGTTACGGTCAGTGCAGGGGCAGATGTTTCTGTCACAGGCGTTTCTACAACAGGGTCAATCGGGTCAGTCACGATCATCGAAGGCTCTGGTGTTACTGTTTCGATCACTGGTGTTTTGGGCACAGGTTCAGTTGGATCGGTTGTTGTTACCGGTGATGCGGATATCAGTGTTACTGGCGTTGTTGGTACTGGAGCAATTGGTTCGGTTACGGTCAGCGCAGGTGCGAATGTTTCGCCTAGCGGAGTTGCAGGCACAGGTGCAATCGGGACGGCTACGGTTAATGCTGATGCGAATGTTTCAGTTACGGGCATTGAAGGCGTCAGTGCGATTGGTACAGTCACCGCTACAGGTGGCGCAGTTATTTCTCCAGCGGGTGTGGCTGGCACTGGTGCGATTGGTACGGTTTCTATTGGATTGGGTCAAACAATTGTTCCAACGGGTGTCGCAGGCACTGGAGCGGTTGGATCTGTATCTGTTGCTGCAAAAGCGGATGTTAGCGTTACGGGAGTATCTGCAACAGGTATAGTTAATATCGTTAATGTTTGGGGTCTTATAGATGCTAGTCAAACTCCAAATTACTCAACTATATCGACTAGCCAAACACCGAGTTGGACTGCTATTACCGACAGTCAAACTCCTAATTGGGAAGAGGTAGCTTAAATGGCAACTTACGTTAACGATCTACGCCTAAAAGAGATATCTACTGGCGATGAGGCAGGTACTTGGGGAACCAGTACGAATACAAATTTAGAGTTAATTGCAGAGGCTTTTTCCTTTGGGACGGAAGCTATTACGACTAATGCTGATACTCACACTACTACTATTGCTGATGGATCTACTGATCCGGGCCGCAGTCTCTTCCTCAAATATACTGGCACTCTTGATTCAACTTGCACCATCACTATAGGCCCAAATACGGTCAGCAAGCTGTGGTTCATTGAGAACGCAACGAGCGGATCGCAGTCGATCATTATCAGCCAAGGCTCTGGCGCGAACATCACCATACTGAATGGTCAGACCAAAGCGATTTACAGCGATGGTGCTGGATCAGGCGCTGCGATGGTTGATGCGTTTACGGATTTAGCCGCTGCAAGTTTGTTTGTTGATGGTGATTTAGCTTCTAATACTGCCGGTACTTCTAACTTCCGCGCAGGTGTCAACGCAGGTAACTCCATTACCTCTGGCGGCAACTTTAACGTGGTTGTGGGCGATGAAGCGGGTACGGCGATTACTACTGGTACAGACAACACGTTTGTGGGGTCAAACGCTGGCGATGCTCTAATTGATTCTGACCATAATACAGCAATAGGACACCAATCACTCACAGCAGATACTAAAGGAAGCAAA